AATGCCCTCACTTGAGGGCTTTGTTTTTTACTTTAGTAAATAATTCCTTAATCCCCACCCAGGCTCCTTCCTAAAAATCTCCCCATTCTTTATCGTGTGCTCTATATAAAAGTAGGTCCATGTTTTCATTTTTTCATCCATTCTTTTTATTTCAAGATGAGTGATATAATAAGCATAAACAAGAAGTTGTTAGCTGTGGATAACTTTAGGTTTACGCCAGATTTACGCCGATTAGTTCTAATTGTTTGATCTATATAAATAAAAAGCCCCATGGTTAAGTGCTATCCCAAATAGCTGAATTATAATAATATTCCATGGGGTTGATTATTAAATTAATATAAAACAGTAAATTATGATAAAAATATTGCTTTTATCCTTCTAAATAACCCTCTTTCAAAGTTCTTTTAATTAAACATATTGGACGTTTTGGATAAAAAATAAGTTAAGATGAAACATTATTTACGCCAAGATTACGCCAGAAATGAAACTACCAAAAGCAAGGAAGCGTGGGGAATCCTACCGAATTGAATTGATGTTTAACGGTAAGCGCATTAGTGCTACACGCGACACCGAAAAGGAGTGCGAGCAGTGGGCTATGCTCAAACTTCTAGAGTTAAAGACTGAGCAGAATAAAAAACAAAGCGAAGTTAAGCAGCATTATCCATTTTCCGCATTAATGCATAAGTACTATGAGGAAATTGGAAGGCATAAGAAGTCCAGCAGAACTATCAGGATTTCAGTTAAACAATTTCTTGATACTTACCCGGTTATCTCAGACATGTCAGTGCACGACATTACGCCACAAATTCTGACTGACTGGCGCAACTCAAGATTAAAAAGCGTAAGCGTTGGTACCGTGCTCCGTGATATATCTTTGTTTTCAGCTATCTTTACCTATGCCCAGAAAGAGCTTTTCCTTATTGAAAGTAATCCGTTCTCCATGGTCAGCAAACCATCCCAGCCAAAATCAAGAAATCGACGTATTAGCAATGCTGAAATTGATTTGGTGCTAGAAGCTCATAACTATGAGAGAGGGCAGATCCCAACCGAGATACAACACTTCATCGCCTGGGCCTTTCTTTTTGCTATTGAAACAACAATGCGGCAAGGTGAGATATTATCTATTAAAAGATCGAATATCCATAAAGACTATATTCACTTGCCTGACACCAAGAATGGTCATGCGCGTGACGTACCTTTGATGGATAGCGCCAAGGAGCTATTAAAACTAATCCCAGATAATGGATCCGACAAGCTAATCGATATAAGCAGCAGCACTTTTCAGAATACGTTTAGCAAAAGGGTGAAAAAGGCAAATATCAAAGAGCTACACTTCCATGATACTCGACATGAAGGGATTACTAGATTGGTTAAATTAAGAAAGGTGCCAATTGAAATTCTCATGAAGATTACTGGTCATAAGACGGCCGGCATTTTGATTAACACTTACTACAATCCTACAGCAAGCGAAATCAGTGAGATGCTGAACGGGTCTAATTGACCCGTTTTGCTCCGCGTTTATTTCTTTGTGGCTTTGATAAAATCATCATCGCTACTTTAGTTTCATATAAGTGCTTACCTTCAGTTCCTTGGTTATAGCCTTCAAGCTTTTTAATGATAGTTGTTTTGGTTAGTCCATATTTTTCAACCAACCACGACACTGGAACCAAAGCCGGCAACTCTTCCATCTTAAGCTGAACAATCTTTCCGCCAAAGATGTTTTGACCGAGATAAAGCTGAGGCTCCACATCGGCTTCAACCGTAATGGTGTACTTAAGCGCTCCCATCATTCCACCTCCAATCTTTTACCTGCTTTAATCATTAACTCTCGAACCCTATCCAACTCCTCTTTGGAATGTGGAGTTCCGCCACCATTAATATCTAAGTAAAATTTCAGGAGATCTTTGCGATCCTGAAAGTCATACATCTTTATAACCAGCTGTAGGTCACGCAGAATTACTCGCATTGGTAGCAATTCATAATCAAGACCAAATATTGGAAGCTCTTTGTTAATGAATTTTCTAATCGCTGTTAAACGCTGAAGCCCATCAATACAAACAACCTGCTCAGGAAGATCGCCAAGCAACTTTGTTTCACGCCATGTTGGGCAGTTAAATCGAATTGTTAACCCACTTTCATCTACGATTCTGCGTAACACATTTTCCATGTAAGCCACTTGCTGCGCTTCAGTCCAAATATGGCCACGTTGGAAATCAGGGTTTATATCAACACCATGTTCAACCGCCTCAGCCTCCAAAACCAACCATTGCTCCAAGTAACTAAAACCGCAATGAAAGGTACGAATAGGGCGTTCAACCGGATTAACAACCTCAAGAAAATCATCATAAGAAATTCGATTCACGACACTTCTCCCAAGGCTAACACCACACCACTCGGCAACTTATTCAAATAGCAGGTGAATAGGTGATACAGCTTATCCGCATTACTTTCATCCACTGTGATAATCCCACCAGTACCGCTTTTAACACGTTGACGTGACCAACCGCGCATGTGATATGTGAACTCATTGTCATAATCCACTGCATTTAAAATCGCATTGAATGAGCCAACATCACCGGCAGACCATGTTTCGTTGTATGGCTTGTCTTTGGCCACCAGGTTGTCGATCTGAAGCTGGGCGAACTGAATGTTAGTTAGTTGAATTTCAGTCATTGGCTTCATCCTCATTCCAAACAATATCACTACACTCACCATCAGCATCCATTTCGCCTTTATTGCCACACTTCAAGCAAGTAACGACATCACCATCCATAAACTCATAACCGCTATTGCTTTCTGCCGTGGAATGAATGGTAGCTTCGTTATGATTACATCTTGGGCATTCCATCCCCCAATCGATATTCATTTCAGTCATTGGCTGGCTCCTTCATGGCTTGCTCTAAATCATTAAGAATCACCATTGCATCTTGATGCGCATAATCATCCAATAATTCACAAGCCGTCTCACAGAGAACCCGAGCAGCACTTGCTTTCATTTCTTGCTTATAAAGTTGATCGCTCAGCTTCTGAATGATTGCATCTTTTTCCGGCACCGCTTGGGCTTTGGCTGCCGCAAAACCCATGAACATATGATCTAGGTTTTGAATTGCATAAACATCGCCAAGTTCGGCATTTTCAACCAGTCTAGGGTTTTCGGTTTTAGCCCAATCCCAAAATTCCTTTTTGATGTTTTCTTTCTGAATATCCATCCCACCACCTTCTTTAATTTTCATGCTGCTTTCACTCCCTTGCTACGTTCAGCCATCAGCTTTGCGTAATACTCCTGACAGTGCGGAATCTTATCTTTGATCTTCTGGATGATTGATTCATCGCGCTCAATCGTCACAGTGGTTAAACGGTCGCGAATGTCGATAGCTTCAACCATGTCAATCAACTGCTCTCGATCATCCCAATCCTTTGTAAGTTCCAGTGGGCAAGGGAATAGCCAGAAATCAATAAAGCCACTTTCAAACTTAATCTCTTTGCCAAAAGTCTTTAGATGCCAGTCCTCATAAGCCATGAAGTAGCCATGCAATTGCACGTCATATCCAGCCTTTTTAACCTTCTCGATTGCTTCATCCATAAAGAAAGGATGGGTGCCAATATCCCAAGTGCACTTGGTGTCACCAATAGTCGGTGTGTTTAAGTCCAGAATGTCGCATTCACCAGTGATCAAGTCTGTATTCACTCGACCTTCATGCTTTTTGAACTTCTTGAAACGCATCTTTCCAGACATTTCAATTGCCAAATCTTCAAGCAGATTGCCTTTGGCTGTGTATTGGTTGCCAGTGAATGAGCGGAAGCCGTAAAGATCTTCTTTCACCACATCGCGAATAGCTGATTTTGCTGTATCTGAAAGCGACATGGTTTTGAGCTTGCGAATCAGTGATTCTTCTTCATCGGTGCGCTTTTTCTTGCGAATCAGGGTATCAACCTCTTCATTTCTAAGCCCACTGGCAATGCTTTGAGCATCACCAATAAGCTTATGTAGGGAAGAGCAGCGAAATAACTTCATTATTGAGCCTCCACTGCAATACGCTGCGCATCTGTCAAAGCATAACCATCAAGGATATAAGCTTTATCAATAGCGCCTGCATTTAACTGCTCTAAAGCTGCATTAAACTCATCATCAGACAGGGATGGTTTAGGTGCTTCAACTGCCGCAACTTCAACTGTTTTTGCGTTCTTAAACCAATCTTTTGCCGAACTCATACCATCGCGAAGACTGGTAAAAATCTTGCGAAGTGACACCACGTTTGCAGGGGTGATAGCCTCAAGTCGACGCTGAATAAAGCCCTCAATATCTTCTTTGGTAACACCAAACTGTTCAAAGGCTTTAACCAGCTTTTGCACACCTTCCGGTGAAGTATCAGCATTGGCGTGAATGGTTTTTTCACACTGATCCACGGCTGCATCCACAACATCACCTGGAATCACACCCAAGATACAGGCACGAAGTCGACGTGCACCATTGTTTGCGACCAGTTCATAAATATCGCGAGGATCGGTCAGCTTCTTGGTGCCTTGGCGTGTGTACCGAATATGCGGAACTTGAAAAACTTTGGTTTGACGAGTATTGGTTTCAACATCCCAAGCGAAGGCTTCAACCGTAGACTCACCGTTTTCAGATGAAAGCTCACGGATGCCATACTGAATATTCCCCCAATTTTGAGCCAGCATTTCAGCCAGTCGAATTGATGGACCAGTAACGGAAGTTCCGCCACGTGCATAAGAGTAAACAGCCGATTGAGCCAGTCCTGGACGCTGGCAAGCGTTCATCACGCGGTCATACGCTTCAATCGGATTACGTGGAAACTGCTTTGCAATCACAAGGGCAGCTTGAACTTCCGCAACTGCACGTTGGCTATCAGCCTGAACAGTAGACATTGCTTGAGTTTGTGGCGCAGAAACCGCAAACGGATTTTGATTTACATGTACTGGTGCATTCATCTCAAGCCACCTCTTCAAATAGTTGTTCCGCGTACTCAGTAACAATTCGATTCAATTCCTTAATCTGCTCATCAGTCAGCGTAAATGTCTGACCTTCCTCGGCTTCAAAATTCCAAACATCCAGTAGCGTCACAGGTGTATCTTTCACCACCAACCAAGAATCAATATCCACTGGCTCGGCATATCGCATATCACCATTCGAGCTACGCATTTCTGTCATCGTGTGAGGTAACACAGCCATTGAACAATCAGCCGTTGCATACAGGTTTTCACCAATCTGGCGATATAAACCAAAGGTCAGCACGTTATTTTCAACTGATAGATCAGAATCAACCTTGAAACTAGGCAGATCTGAGAAGTACAAATCACGGGTGAAATCTTCATTTACCTTACAGTCAATTACCTTGGTGCTATGACCATCACGGCACAGAAATAAAGACTGATTTCCGATGTGATGAATAGGTCGCATTGCCGCACCACATCCACAGAATTGAGCGTAAGTGTTCATGCTGGCACCTTCTTTTTTAACTGAGCTTTAAGGATTTCAATTTCAGCTTGTAAGCCCTGCACTTGCTCTGACCGCAGTACTTTCAATTGCTCAGTTGAGAATGCGCTCTGACACTCTTGAGCAATGCGCTCAATTGTTTTTTCCAACTCAAGAAAAGATGTGGCATCTGCATTATTCACACCGTACTTGAATGCACCTTGCACAGCTCCAAATATTGTTGCGTAGTGATATTTGCGACCTGCAAACTTGTCAGCATTTACATAGCTATCTTGTTGCTTGTCAGGGATTTGACCAAGGATGATTCCTGCATCATTTTTAGATGAATAAATCACCCATTCTTTATTTAGTCTGATCTCCATCAGCGCTCTCCCTTCGCAATCGCAGCATTAATCTTTTCAATCTCATAACGATCAACATAAGCATTAACCGCTTCCTCATGACGCACGACATTGAGAATGTCTAGAAACTCTACCGAGCCATCATCCAAGGCATATTCAACATAAATGCTGTAATCGTCAGCTTTGACAGTAGCGACACAGATCTGATTGCAATTTACGCTCTCAACTTTGTATTGCTTTGCAGCGATATTCACTTGTGGCTCTGATAACTCATCAGCAGTCTTAGCTGGCTGAACCGCATAAGCCGTTACCAGTGCCGCGCTTATGGATGCTGCAATTAATGCAGACTTGAGAATATTGGATTTAGTTGTCATAATAGTCTCACTCACTGTAGGGTGGGTCACGCCTCAGGTTGTTGCTGCAACGCTGGGGCTTTTGTTTGTCTGTGAATCAATAGTAAACACGACGTGTACCATCGTCAAGCAATTTTGTTAACTTTTTGTGGACTATTTTTGTTTACTCCTTTTGTGAAGTTTTCTATAGGCGTAAAAAAACCGCCCGAAGGCGGCTTATTATTTTTTAATTTTTATGGAAGGGGATTTTGCACATTGAATGCATAAGCCACTACACAGAATTCCTGCTCCATAATATCTTCAGCGGTCAATATCTCTTCTGGATACTCTTCAGTATTAGCACTAACAATTCGCACCCCGCCTTTTGGCATGCGATATAAATATTTGAATTTAAATAGTCCACCATGATTTATGGCGTAAATTTTTCCATCAATAATTTGTGTTCTCCCAGTATCCACGTACACGGTTGCACCATTATTAATTACTGGAGCCATAGAATTGCCAAATGCTGTTAGAGCGTAAGCATTTCCTTCATATACACCGTATTTATTGAGTGTTGCTTTGCTTAAGCGCAGCTTTCTTGTTGCTTCACCAATAATTTCCGCAGCTGTACCCGAACCACACGACACTAAAAATTCCTTATAAAACGGTATCTCAACCTCATCATTATCAAGTGGAGTTTGATGATCCCATCCTTGAACCTTGGTTACTTCAACATTTTGACCCTGCTCATCACCCTGCAAAATCCAGTTTACCGATACGCCAAATTCAGCAGATGCCTTGATTGCACCTGATTTGGACACACCGCGTCTTTTCCAGTTGCTAACAGTTTGTGGGGATTCGTCGATCTTTTTAGCCAACTCTTCTTGATTTAAACCACTGATTTTTAATAGTCGTTGTAATGATGGATGCATGCTCATGTTAACCCGGTGTGAAGAAGCCTTCTTATTATCCAAAAAAGTAAACATTTTGTGTTAAACAGAATAATTGACAATACTTAACGCTGTGTTTACCATGTACTTAACGTGATGTTGAGAATTAAATTATGGCTATCTCAGTAAAAGCTGATAAGGAAACCATCGCGAATCTAGGTGGGCCTGCAAAGGTTGCCGATTCACTTGGCTACAGCATTCAGCGTGTTCAAAACTGGACGGTTCGCGGGATTCCAGCAAAGGTAAAACTTGAATTCCCTGAACTATTTTTAAAACCACAATCAAACACCCCAAACAACAATGCAGCTTAATCAACACTGCTTAAAACAAGTATGTACCAGTTAAGTAAACAAAAATACGTTTTTAGGAAGACTAAATGAACATAACGGACGCAGCATACAACACAGTGCACGATCACCCAGGCGGTGCATCAGCATTAGCCTCACGGATGGGGATCAAAAGCCCAGCCGTACTAAACAGCAAGGTAAATCCAAATACAGACACTCATCACTTAACACTTGCTGAAGCTTCAAAGCTTATGGCGCTGACTGGTGATTTCCGTATTTTGCAAGCTTTGTCTGCTGAACATGAGAAGGTGGCAATTGATTTACCTGAGATTCCTGAATGCCGCGATATGTCGCTGACTGACAAGGTTCTGTGCATTGGTATGAAGGGCGGTGATGTGATGAGCATGTTCCGCGAAATTATGGCAGATGGCCGTATCACTCAAGGTGAAGTGCGCGACATGTCTAAAGTGATTCACCAGATGCACATTGCATTAGCTGAGCTGGATAAACAAATCCAAGCTTGTATTGATAACCCAAAAACAGAAAAAGCCTGACGGTCGAGGTCAGGCTTTTCGGTGTTTAAATCGTCGGAGATCCAAACAATGAATATGTTAACACAAGGAAATTTTAACATA